TCATTGGTGGTACTGTCAGATCGACAAGTGCCACTGTTGGTGTTGACACAACCTACGGCCCCAATGGCTTTAAAGTCCCTGGAGTCGCGGAATGGTGTGATCGGTCGAGTGGTATTTCGATCGGTTACCCACGCCTATCCCTGTCGGTCCGTCCGCCTACCAAGGCGTCCCGGGTCTATAGGGTACAGGCAAAGCTGGTTCTCCCGACGCTGAACATCACGTCGCCTTCCACGGGTAGCGGTATACAACCGCTACCCTCGGTCGGCTACAGTTGCCAAGCGATCATGGATTTCCTGTTGCCAGAAGCCTCAACGGCGGCTGAGCGTGCTAAACTGCTCAGTCACTGTGCGAGTCTCTTCTTTTCAACAATCAATGCGAGCGATGATGTCCCGACAGACTCGTCGGGTTCACCGTTGCTCGCTGCGATCAACAACTTCGATCAGCCTTATTAGCTGATCTTAGTTGCTGAGAAACCAGGAGAATCAACCATGTCTTATGATAAGCGTGGTTCTAAATCCCTTAAGGGGTTTAGGACCTTCCGTGTCGATCAGAGCTTTACAGCTTTGGCAATCGAGAAGTTTCTTCATTCTCTTGACTGTCCGCGGGCGCTAACTGTTTGGCTTCTCTACGAAAGTGGAGAGCATGAGCAATTAGCTAACCTTCAGATAGATCCTCTGAATTATAATACAGTTCAGAGTTTTAGAGATGCCTACAATGCTACGAAATTTTTGTCAAAATTTAAGGGGTTAACCCTTGAATCTGACTTAGATCAAGTAGCACTTAATAAGTTTTCTGAATTTGAAAACTTATGCAGGCAAACCAATTGTCGCTTTCGAAATCTTTCTGCTGATCCTCTTTACAAAGGCTCGGCCGTTTGGTTGCATAACGCAATCATTCGTAAAATTGAGAGAATTCTTGGCGATTTTGATTATGATGCTTTCTTCTCGCTTCCTGACTGGGGTCCTGGCGCCTCAACTCTTATAAAGAGGAGAGTAGCCAGTCCAGCCAAGAAATTCCAGTGCGAAACTGGAGTGACACGAGATCTGTACTCTCTATTCCCAGTTCATCTCTTGGAGAAGATTTATCCTCTTTGGGGTGTACATCTGAAAGAAGTCGGTTATCCGAACTTTCAGATAGGGAATAGAGTTGTTACTGTACCTAAAGACGCAACTACCAACAGAGTTATTGCTATTGAACCTGGAATCAATCTTTGGTTCCAGCAATCTATTGGCAAGATGTTGCGAACGCGTCTCCTTAGGTGTGGAATCGACTTACGCAAACAGGGTGCGAACCAACGTGCTTCTCGGCTTGGTAGTACTACAGGCCGATTGGCAACTATTGATTTGTCTTCTGCTAGCGATTCGGTGTCCCGTTCTGTTGTTGAGGTTTTATTACCTCCGCAGTGGTTCGAGATACTAGACATTTGTCGATCCCATTTCGGGACCATTGATAACAAACTAGTTGGTTGGGAGAAGTTCTCCAGTATGGGGAACGGCTTTACCTTCCAATTAGAGTCACTTTTATTCTTCGCAATTTCTTTCTGTTGCGTTGAATACATGGGCGAGGACACTAATCATGTCTACGTCTATGGTGATGATATCGTAATTCCGACATCTTGTTATCAACTGCTTACCGAGATCATGACTTTCTACGGCTTTCGGGTAAACGGGAAGAAGAGCCATTTCTGCTCTAATTTCCGTGAAAGCTGTGGTAGTCATTGGTTTTCGGGCTTTGACGTTAAGCCAATCTATCTTAAAGATAG